GTCACACATCTCGCCGACCTGTGAGCTGTCACACATCACGCCGACCTGTGAGCTGCCCCACATCTCGCCGACCTGTGAGCTGTCCAACATCACGCGTACATCATTAAGCAACTTTTTCACTTCGCAGCGTTTAAGCCGGTAAAAACCAGTTTTCAGCTCTTCCAGCTTTTTGTCAACAAGTACATGCTTTCTCCACCAGTCGCATACTGATTCGCGGAACTCTTTCTCATGCGTTTCTTTGTCAAACCAATCAGGAATTATATCTTGATCAACGACAAACACCCATTTCTCCGGTTTTTCTGCCGGATCAATCCACCACTCATCATCTTTTTTCGGTACCAGCTCAGCCCGAACAAAGGTTTTTGATGCGCCTATGTAATCGTCCTTAATTCCGAGGCTTTCCAGCAAATCGGAATGGCTTTCATTATCTTCTGGCGCAATTACGATTTTGTTTTTCAAGATAATTCCGCTCTTAAATCTACACATTGTTTTCCTCCGTTAAATCACATTGTTTTTTTCGTCATCCGTTATCCCTGCGACCTTTAATATGGCCCACAGTTCCCGCAGCCGCATAGAGCCGGGATCCTGCTTTCTCAGCCGGTACGTTGACAGTTTCATTCCCGCCATCTTAGCCATGCGATTATCGTCATAGCGCTTGCGGGATTTGATTACGTCAAGGAGTATCTGGAGGTTTTCCCCTTTCTCCTCGGCGTATGTCTTTTTTTTAAGCGCCATACTACCCCCGATCTTGTAAATGCTCTTGTGTTCAAAGCCAGTGTAAAAACCCATAAGCATCCAATCTAACGCGTAGCACTGCTACCGTGTTGCGCCTACTTACGGGCCGGAGAGGCTCCTGCCAGCTCCGGGCATACAGCTATTTACATTTTCATTTACATTAACATTTACCTTTACCTTAGGTTTTCCGATTACATAACCTATGGTTTTTAAATTGCAAAACCTATGGTTATTTACTCATTATGTGATATAATCACCGTAAAGGAGTAACCAAAAATGATAACATCAAAACAGTATTGGCTCATGAGGAAAATTTTAAAGAAAAATGGTACTACCGCTCAGGATTACGAAAATCATGATATATACCTGTATCTGTCCGAAAAAGGGTTTCTTCGCAAGCAAGCAGTCCGTGGATATATGGGTTATGTAGTAACTCAGGACGGAGAAGTTGCAATGGAAGCATATCGAGATGATGTCTACAGGTATCGCATTACCACTCTAATTTCTTTGATTGCTCTTATCACAAGCATTTTTTCCCTCATAATAGGTTCCAAGTAAATCATCTGCCAAATGCCCTAACGGAATTTTTTCACCCGGCTGCACATCAGCCGCTTTCGGATATTCCAATCCGCTCTTGTCTCCGGTCAATACCGCAATGGTTAGCTGATTTACTTTGTGCTGTAAGTATCTTATGTAATTAAAAAGATACTCCTCTTCGCTTTTCTTCACTTTTCTCTCTCACAGCCTTCCAGCAGGGTCTCGATTCCGACACCGAAATATGTAGCGATCTTCTGGATTTTGTCAGCTTTCGGCGTATATCTGCCAGCTTTCCAGTTGCTAAGAGTCGATGTGGAAACGCCTGTCTTTTTTGCGACCTCATAGTCAGTAATGCCTGCTTTATCTCTTAATTCTGCGTATTTGCTGTACATTTTCACCATCCTTTCTCAAATACCTATTGACATTAGCTAAGATTTCCAATATAATAAAGTCGTCGAACAAAGTTATATTAGAAATCGAAGCTATTATCTTTGTCTATAGCTTTGCTTTCAAAGCTATGTCCAGAGTATAGCATTGATTTCAAAGTTTGTCAACAGATTTTAGCTAATTTTTCAAACTTATTTTTGAGGTGTGAACTATGTATAGTTTATTTGAAAAGTTATGCTCTGAAAAAGGTGTAACACCTTACCGCGTGTGTAAGGGAACCGGAATTTCTACATCGACTCTTAGTAACTGGAAAGCCGGAAGATATACACCGAAACAGGATAAGCTCAAAAAGATTGCCGATTTTTTGGGCGTATCTGTTGACTATCTAATAACAGGGGAGGAGGAAGATGCCGTTGCAGAAGAAAAACCAATAGATCTAAAAGATGAGTTTAACCGTCTTGAGAAAATGTTAAAAAGCGGAGAAGTGACACCGTTATATTTTGACGGTCAGCCCGTAGATCAGGAGAGCATAAACTTATTGCTCGACCAGATCAAGATTTCTGTTGCTTTTATCGCAAAGCAACGTAAAAAATAGGAGAGGTAAATATGATAGATGCAAAAAGGACAGCCGCAGAGCTATCAAATATGTATCATACAAATGACCCCATTGATCTCGCCGATCATCTGGGAGTATATACACAGGTTGGCCCTTTGGGTAAGATATACGGATGCTGTTTAACCATAGCGGGTGAACGCTTCATTTATATAAACAGCGATCTGGATAAGTCTACACAAAAGATGGTTGCGGCCCATGAGCTGGGTCACGCCGTAATGCATCAGGAAGATTACTTCTTTTTTAACTGGATGCCGGACAGCTTGCACCGGAACCGTGCAGAGATCGAAGCGCATACTTTTGCTGCTGAGTTGCTGGTACCGGACAGCGTTGTGTTGGAGCATCCGGGATTTACATTGAATCAGCTATCCGCATTAACCGGATACGCTGAGGAGTTCTTGAAATTCAAAAGGTTTTAAGGGGGATGTTTGGGATTGCACTACTTTTACGTGGGCCGTTATGGTAAAGGTATCCTTTTTATATTTACTGCTGGGTTTTTCGGCATTGGATGGGTTTCAGACATATCAAAAATTTTGAAAGGGCGATTTGTCGATCAGTACGGTGCCCCGTTGATTGAGTGGTGATCTTATTTATAAATGATTGAGAAAGATGAAAAGCGAATTTTAGAACGCAAAGAGATTGAAAAGAATAGAGAAAATCAAGAAGAGAACAAAAGAAAATTAAATTATTCTTTTACCATAAAAGATATGGAACAATTTAGTGAAATACCCTTTGAATGGTGCTGGGTAGATACCCTATCATACTCCAACGGCATTGCTTGGTTTATGTTAAACAAGAATAATCAATATATTGCCTTATCTGTTTTGGATTTTATTAACCAGATTTTAGTCAAATCTAAAGCTTATACAGGATTCACAAAAAAAATGTATATTTGCACAGAAAACATAAATTTTGATTTTCCGGTTCCAATGCACAAGGATAGTCTTCCTTGGACATATGTGCAGTGTGTACCTTATACTCCAAAAATGAAACTATCAAAGTATCCGGCAGTTTTACATTTTTGCGAATACGCTACCAAAAAAGAATACTGTGGTTTTGAATCATATGTCTATTGTTCTCTTGGAGAGATATTTTTTATGCAGGATGGGAATATAGGGAAAGCCAATTTAGACATACAACCTTATAAAATCCAAATCAGGCTTCATGGATTAAATTTAATTGTTAAGAGAATTGACAAATTTACCTCAATGGGGAATATTAATATCTACAAATTTAATCCTAAGGAATATAATGCTTTTTGATTTTATTTAATTCTTCAGATTGTTGAGCTAGATGAGCGCCAGATTCAAAAGCTTCTCTTACAGCAGCTTTCATCTACCGCAGAGGAGAGGGGGCATTCTCAGGAGTGACGATGCTTTCCAGACGCTCAACACGATTTACTAAGTTATTCCATCGTTTTTTTGATATAAACATAAAATACCATCCTTTTTATTTTTATCATATCAGAAAAACCTATGGTTATATCACCAATATAAAAAACGCCCGGCGCTACCAACACCAGACGTTTTAGGAGTGTGATATTTCTACCACGAAGCCTACACCCGTATAATATCACATTTCCAGGCAGTCACGCAAGATAAACCATGTAAAAATCTGGTGGCTGTATTTTTTATACCCAAAAAGGAGTGTGCGACTATGGCAAAAGCAAAAAAATTACCCTCAGGATCATGGCGTGTACTGGTGTTTGACCACTACGAGCCTGTCTTAAATCCAGACGGAACACCCGTCATGCAAAACGGAAAACCAAAACAAAAAAGAATATATCAGTCCTTTACAGATGATGACCCGTCAATCAAAGGGCGCAAACGGGTCGAATTGGCAGCTGCGCAATACATGGCAGAGAAAGATTCGCGTGAAGCGGAAAGGCGCAACCAAGAGGCGAATATGACGCTTAGAGGGGCGGCAGAAAAATATATAGATCTGTGCAGAACATTGAAAAGGTCTCCGTCCACCATAGAAGACTATGAGTGTATCATGCGGAACGGGTTCCAGGATCTTTTTAACATGCGCCTGTGTGACATATCGGAAGATCTACTGCAAAACGCCATAGCCAAAGAAGCGCAGAGACCTGTCAACGGAAAGCCGGGTAAGACCCTTACAGCAAAGCGGCTGAAAAATGAATGGGGGTTTGTATCCTCTGTGCTGCACAAATACACAAACATCCGCACCGACAATCTGCAATTACCTACGCCAACGCAAAGAATGGTTGACCTGCCAGATGCAAAAACAGTAATGGATATAGTACGCGGCACCGAAATGGAGCTGCCGGTGCTGCTTGCAATGTGGCTGTCGTTCACAGCATCGGAGATCCGCGGTCTTACAAAATCCAAATCAATTAATGGTGATTACATAACAATAAAAGAGACAGTCATTACCGTAAAAGGAAAAGCTGTAAGAAAAGAGACAGCGAAGAACAACACGAGAAAACGCAAACACAAAATACCGGCTTATATAAAAGGTCTGATCGACAAGGTTCCTGGCGATGTACTGGTGCCGATGACTGACGTTTCACTGCACCACCGCTGGAAACGCTTGCAAAAAAGCTACGGTATAAAAGACCCTATCACGTTTCACGACCTCAGGCATCTTAATGCCTCAGTAATGGCCCTGCTGCAGATACCGGACAAATACGCTCAGGAGCGCGGTGGCTGGAAGTCGGATGCTGTCATGAAAAAGGTCTACATGCAGACATTTTCGTCGGAGCGGCAAAAGGTTGATGATAAAATTGACAGCTACTTTGAGAGCATCGTGGGAACCGAAAAAAGCGAAAAAGAATCCATAAAAGAAGTTGTGAACCGGCTGAAAAAAGAAGATCCAGAGGGATGGAAAAAAGCCATTTTAGAAGCTATGCAACACGAAATGCAACACGCGCAATAAAAAATGGCTTAAATAAGCCATTTTTCAAGAGCAGATAACGGGAATCGAACCCGTTAAAGTAAAAACTCACAAACCCGCGAAAACACTGAAATCTAGCATTTATGCGGGTTTGCGAGTTATAAATATTTATCACTTGCTCTATAAATATATCACAAATAATATATTTTTGCTTTCTATGCAACACGAAATGCAACACGACTGCTGCAATGGGTAGATAGGTGGTGCATCCATGCGTTATCTTTCCCAACGTTATTCCATGCCATATAAGAAATGCAAGGCAGTCCTTATAGATATTGGTACAGAAGAACTGGCTCATCTGGAGATTGTGACGACTATTATAGTACTAATCCTGGATAGTGGAGAGCGCCGTCCTGGTCAGGAGTAAGTACTACTGGTTCAGTTGCCATGCGACCGTCCTGATTCAGGTAGTACCACTTGCCATTGATTGTCTGTAAGCCCTTTAGCATGGCACCGTCGGAGCCGAGATAGTACCAAGACCCTTTGTATTGATACCAGACATCATGAACCATCATGCCGGCACCGTCGAACCAGTACCAGAGTTTTCCGTCTTTGTACCAGTCATTGGAAACATACTTCCCAGATCCGTCTTTTAAATAGAAGCGCCAGCCGCCATTTTCCTGCTGCCAGCCTTCTATGATCTTCGGCTTTTCCACGGCTGACCAGGTTTTCATAAACTCTTCCGGAGTTTTATAAAGCTTTTTAATCACACTGGTACCACTTCCCCAGTCTGGAAGTTGAAAATGTGGTTTATCTACAATACTCTTCCAGTTTCCACCCCATTCCAAGCCGATGGATGTGCCGATCGCGCCAACCTTGCTAAAAAATCCATCTGAATCATAATAGGCGCCGCGGCCATCTGCACGATAAATGTCGAAGGCTGTACCCCACTGGTGATAACTGCTGTAACTGCTGCCTGGGGCATTGGTCACGATATTTCCCGGTTTTGTACGCCCCTGAGCATATAAATCATCTTGCTCTGCTTTTGTCCTGAGAGTTTCCCCGATTTTGATCTGCAAGCCTTTGGCGGCACACTTGGAAATCAATTCTGTTGCCAGCTTCTGTAAACGTGGATGGCATAAAGTAATATCTCTCATAATTTCGCCTTTCTTTTGCACCGGTGAAACTTAGTATTTTTCTCCGGTCAACTCCTGATACTCTTCTTCTGTCAGTTTTCCAGCCTGTACCAAAGTTCTAAGTCTATCTTTATCCCAATATTTTGGATAGTATTTTTCAGCCATTTTATTTACACTTAACATATGCGCTCCTCCTTATAAATCGGTTCCTGTCATTACAGCCAAAAAGTCTATGTCAGCTCTATTGTGTTTCACCTGTTCTGTCACTCCTGGTTGGGACAGAATCAGTGTCACAGCCCTGCCCGTTACAGCTTCAGCTTTTACGCTGCCGTCATCGTTATACGTTGTAGGCTGTATCTGTGCATTGTCATTTACGCTCTTGGGATTGCCCAAAACAGTATAGCCATCATACACGGCTAATGTCTCCCCAGTGCTATTGATGATTTTTATCTGATCTGTGTTGGCAGCGCTAGAAAAGATGGCAATCAGATCTTCAAGGTTGTCAGCCGACAAAAATGTCAGCTTAAGGCTGTCACTAAACGCATCAAGCCCGTTTACTACTAAATCAAATTCTTTTTTATTTTTTAACTTTAATTTTTCATTCATTCTTTTTTTCCTTTCTTTTTCCTTTGTACTCAACTTGTAAATTCTGTTTACATCTTCCGATTTTTCTTCCACACAGTTGTTCCGCTATATAGTAATTTAATACGAAATGAAGTTGTATCTACTACAGGAGTATATCTGACTCGTAGTGGCAATGTACGTTTGATAAAATTTATTAGTGCACTAGCTAATAGTGACGGATTGATTGTTACGATGTCAAATGATAAACCCAATAGGAGAACTTTTGCCCTAGTTGAATCTATGGATGTATCTGGTGGTTCACCTGTTATTTCAAGAGTGGATATTAGAACAGATGGAGCTATATATCTGACCGATTTGGCAGGCAATGCTTTGAATAAAGTTGCTCTTGGAGAGATAGTGTATGTAATTGCTTAATGATCATACGAGATCAACGCTTCTCCAATTGTGCCAGGTTCCATGAGCTTTCCTTCTGGAATAAAATTTGGTACTTCCGTAATCTTCGAACAGGACAGCGAATTGCAAACACGTATCCTCATTTGTTTCAGAAAAAGAAATTACCCACCAATAATCAGATGCAGACGGTGAATTTTGAAAAAGCCCTACGGCATATCCATTATAAAAATTGTTTAAATCCGTAATATTATTTTTATGATTTCCGTAACTAACTAAAGTAGAAAAATTACTATTTAGCTGATCAAGTTTCTGCCCCATAGCATAGGCCAGTGCCGCAGAAACACCTTTAGTCGCATCATTGGTCTGTACGCTTACCAGATCGCTGATCTTAAGCAACTTAGTAGCAGCCTGATCTACTACCCAGTTTATCAAATCCTGTGCAGAAACTGTACCGCCCACTTCTCCCAGCACTCCGCTGGTATCCTCTGCCTGCACTGATTCCAGGGCTGTAGGGTTAAAGCCTTTAGCCATCAGCTGATAATTAATGTGATCATCTGTAGGTGTGATGCCTTGTACAGTCTTCAAGGTAATATATGTACTGTTTTCATACATTACCATTGTAAGTTGTTCATATGCTGTTTCCGGATTATATTCTCCACCATTGGTAAGCATCCACTTACCAAGATCTGTTGTGCTTGCCACTATGCCACCTCCACTAATACATGGTTATTTTCAACTTTAACTGTTACTGTTTTTCCTTGTTTGCACATCAAATGCCCTGTTGATGCATCCAGATAAAACTCCGGTAAGATCAGATTTGCATAGGTCCCAGCCTTTTCAGCTTCTTCTTTCGCCTTTTCGCTATAATATTTGCTGTTATCAGTATCTTCCCCTGTTCTGGAACCAGTACCACCCACAGCATAGCTTATAGATGATTTATTATATGCCTCTGCCTCTTGCGCTGCTGTCTGAGCATCAAGCATATACTGCCGTAAAGTCTTCTGCAATGTAGGCTCTAGCTTATCTGCTGTTATTGACCCGTCTACCACATTTGCAGATATAGTCGTTCCATCCAGGTTCATTGCAATAGTCGCTGTACTGGAAACGTTATAAACAAAACGTTGGAAGCTGATCTTCTTTATGGTTCCGTCCTGCTGGACCAGTACGAGATTACCGTCTTCGTCCAGATCAAGCTTTGTTGGCATCATCTCAATAGGAAAATCTACCGTTTCTACAGTGCCATCCTTATGTGTTACAGTTACAATCCAAGTGGATGTGTCAACTTCCCATCCAGTTATAAATTTGGCCGCATCCGATGCTTCCAGTTTGTCCTGGGATAGGCCAAGGATATATTGCGCACATTGCAGGATACCATTATCCATATGGCGCAGATTTGTCTTGCCAACTGGTGTGGATGTGTCCGGGTAGTTCACCCAGCCTATAATGCTATAAAACAGCTCACTCAGCTTCATTCTTTGCTTCCTTTCCGGACTGCTGTGGTTTTTCCGGGATTTCTTTAACGATTCCACTGTCAAGGATAGCCGCAGCCTGTGCCATAAACTTTATATTGTCAAATCCTTTTACAGCCACCATATTAAGTAGTGCTGTTAAAAGCTGGATATCCTCTTTTTTGTACTCTACCTTAGCCATGATCAACCTCCACTTTCCGCAGGATAAATTGCAATGCCTTTACTATAACCGGGATGTAATTTATGTACGGGATGGAATAGTATTTACCATTTTTAGTATACAATGGCATTTCCGTGCCCAGATCTGCACACATTTTTTTTACTTCCTGTGCAATAAATCCCAGGCTTTCCGCATCGTTTACATTCAGTGCATAGGCTACCGGCCGCAGCCCTTTTATCACTTCTACAGCAAGCTTTTCATGAACATCTCTGATGTCATGCTTTAATCTTCTGTCTGACCAGGTTTCCCCAGCCATTGATGAATAAACGCTTACACAGCTTATTCGATTAGCATCGATATTTTGGCAGTTAATCGCTCCTGAAAAATCCGCTCCTGAATTAAATACCGCATTACCTCCAACTTCCAGATGGTTTGTGTAAATCGTACTCGCACCGATGGAACTTGTATTTGCAGTTCCATCAATTTCTGCACCGGTAATCTTCAGTTTTCCATTTGCCAATGTAATACTTCCATCATTGGTTTTGAAACTGTTCGCCACCACATCACCTGTAAATGATCCGCTGCTTGCTGTCAGTTTACCGTCTGCCGTCATAGAGGAATATGTAGAACTCCAGCTAAAACGATTCCCTTTTATGCTGATCCCACCGGTTTCCACCGAAAGCTGATTTGATACATCTCCCTGGCTGACTTTCAGTTCAATCTTATCACTGACTACGTTAATAGCTGATCTCAGTTCTGCTTCCTGACCGGTAGCTCTCGTAACTTCCAGGGAAATCTGATTAGCCATCTGGGTAAACTTGGAATTAGTTCCCTCTTCCAGATTGGTAAGTTCATTTGATATTTCTTCTACAGATCGCTTAAGGATAGCAGATAAGCCTTTTATCTGTATCAATTCACTTTCAATGCTAAAAGGTCTTGATAATTCCTGACTCCCAGTGCTTTCATAGCTGTCCATAGCGCCCTGGATACCCGTAAACGTTCTTTTTATCACAAGGGTGTTAACTGTACCATCTATGGTCTCCAGAGCCACCCTGTCGCCGATTTCAATCCAAGGAGAGCCGTTTGTTGATATGTTCGCAGGCTGGTATGCCAAAGCACTTATAACACTTTTAATATTGTTTGCAATTTCAACCATCTGAGATGTTGTTTTGCCATATACAAGCATGTTGCCCTCAATAATGTAAACGTTTTGACCATCTCCTGCGCTCACACCGCCTATATCTCCCTCTTCCTGGCGGATCTGTACTGTATCGATATCCGGAACAGTATACTCTTCACTTTCTGCATTTTGATAAGTTGTCAGCTGTGTAGATACATCTTCTTTGCCAGGAAGCCTGATATACCTCAATTTCCCGTTTTTGTTGATATTGCCAAACACACCATTAATCTGGCAGATCTGCTGTAGTACATCCCGGCCATTTAACACAGTAGGGTTTACGGTCTTTTCTATCTGCATCTCATCATTCACAAGCGTTGCATTTTCTTCCAGTACTCCAACAAATGAGCAAAGTGACTTTCGGAATGCTTTTAATGTCACAGGAAAGGTCAGCGCATTATACCAACCGGACACATCCACATCAAAACGCTGCATCCTATCATACGCTATGATCTTGCGTGTGGTTGTATCTTCCTGTTTGGGTGTAGAGTCCACTTTAAACAGCCCCAGGACCATGTTATAGCCGCCGAATGATTCCACGACCATAAATTCTCTACCCGCTATGTTTTTGGTCAATCCTGTAACTGTCAGCTCAAACTGAGCCGCTTCGCAAGACCCAAAACTTAAATCTTCGTCTGTGCAAAGGCTTTCTGTTATAGTTAGCGTATCCGTTACTATCTGATCATCCTCTATAACAAAATCTACCGCATCCTCAGACATTTCAGACGGGTATAAATCTTCAGACGGATACAGTGTTTCAGACGGATACAGAGCATGGTATTCTTCTTTGAAAAATGTCAGTTTAAGGCGCTTCCCGCCATATTCGTTAAACAAATCCTTATACGCCTGATCGATTTCTATCATTGCTCCGCTCCTTAATACTGGATCATTTCAATGGTCACTTTTTCGTAGTACATTTCGCCGGTGTCATTATCTGCAATGTGATCTATGGCGAATTCCGTATCCGGGATATAAAAAGAGCCTGTACCATACTCGCATGTGTCAAGATTCCAGAATGTCACTCTGTACTTTCGCTGAGTAGCATCCATCAAGCCATTTGCCTTGATGGAGTTAAACAAGTCTTTTTCGCCCTGGGACAGCGGCCTTATCTCAAGGTTAAGCGTTGTCTTGAAGTTAGGGGATGTCACCCTCTGCAGTGACTCGTTGTTATCCCTCCAAGCCTTTTTCTCGATCCTCTGATCGGGGGTGGATCTGTATCGGGTAAGGAAGCTGTTTGGGAGCTGTGTGTTCCCAAACATTACCAGATAACCTCTATAGTCTTTCTGCACGCCTTACCTCCTACACTAAGACAGGATTTTTTCCCGTCCTTTTCTTTTCCTGACGGACAAATTTAACAGTAGATGCGCCCATTTCTTTTCCATCCAGATAGATGTATCCTACAATATCGCCACCACCCAAGCCGCCGGATTCCTGTAATGCTTCCTTAAGGGCCTGCTTCATGGTAGACAGCGGGGATACAACTTCCGTTTCCTTTTTGTTATCGCCCAGGATAGCCGCAAATTCACCGGCACGTGGCGGTACTACTGTTCCTGATGCAAGACGTGGAAGTCTAACTGTAGATATATCAAATCCAAAATGCTGACCACCGGCAACCGGTGACCATTCCGGGATATCAAAGCTGATTTTATTTAATCCGCTGATAATGCTATTAACGGCGATTTCAACAAGCGCCACAATTCCATTAAAGACGCTCTTGAAAATGTCTTTAATGCCATTCAGCGCCGTTTCTATATCCAAAGTAAGTACGCCCTGGATAAATTCAAGCAGCCCAGTTAAAACGCCTGTAACGCCTTCTCCTACAGCACCTACCACTGACAAGAATGTATTAAAAAATCCTCCTATGTTCTCAATAGCATTGCCTATTAATGGTGCAAATGTCTGCACAATCCAATCCAATAAGGGCATTAATAATTGATTCCATGCGGCAGTCAATGTATCTGCCAATTGTCCAACCATATCCGCAAAGCTGCTGAAAAACGGCTGTAAATACTGATTTTTTACTTCTGTAAATTTATCAGCCACCTTCTGCAAAGCTGGTAAAATGTACGTATTAAAAGCTGTCAATGCGCTTCCATATATCTTCGTAAATCCTTCTGCAAATGCGTCAAACATTGGAGCTATATGTTCGTCATAGGCCTGATTTATTTCATCCAATGCCACTGTAAACACATCTTTAATGTCACCCATGACCTGAGCAACAACGCCTAATATATTATCCAAAGCATTTTTGAACTCATCCTTGTTGTTTATAAATGGGGTAGTGAGCGTATCTAAAAAATCTCGACCTGTTTTGGCAAACAGTTCGCTCAATCCCATAAAAGCATTTGAAAAAAATCCAATCAAATTCGCTGTAAAAGTCTGACCGTTTTCATCTGAGAAAGCGCTAAATACATACGCAAAAGCCTCAGAAAAATTTGCTACAATATCCGATATATCACCAGTTATATCAAACATATCTATGATATATTGTTTGATGCGATCCTGAGCATCTTCTAAGTATTGTGCAAATCCGCCGATCAAATTTGTAGCCAGTGTGACGCCTATAGAAGCAATCGAACCTGCAATGACTCCCAGATCATAAACAACTTTTTCTCCCCAGACTTTAGCAGCGTTCTGAACTTTAGCATCAGAAAAAATGTTACTAAAGCTGTCTTTTATACGCTGTAATCCACTTATGATGGTTGCAAATCTTGAAGTTGTGTCTCCAAGACCTACTTTAAAGCCTTTAGCAAATAGCGCGGCTATATCATTCCATTTCTTCTTTACTGCATCTAATGCCTTTGTCAAAGCGCTGGAAACTGCTACAGTCTCAAACATCTCAGATGGAGATACTCCGCCACTACCTCCGCCATTTCCAGAAGAACTATCATCTTTTTTTACATTTAGCTTATCAAATGCGGCCAGCTCTTCTTTGGCGTCTTTTGCAGCGCTTCCAGTCTTTTTTAGTGACTTCGCATAATCCTGCTGAACCTTGGTAGCCTTGACTACAGTACTTTTCCCTGTCAAAGCCGCCATAAACTGAGCGATTGCCGTAACCGCAGTGTTGAGAAGTCCAATCAAGTAATTTAAATCTGGAGCCACCGCTGACAAAATAGGGGCAAACGCTGTTGCAAAGCTGTTCTTTAGCTGAGTAAGTGACGACATCAAACTAGAGATATCTTTATTTGTGTTTCCAGAGTACTGGGCCAAATTCTTAAAGCCATCAACTAAAGCGCCTCTTATCTTGCTAAATAGCGCATATAGCGATCGAATGCCTAATCCATATTTAATCAGATTTTTCAAACTCAGCGCAGTGGAGTTCGCATTCTTGCCAATTTTTTTAATTCCATCTGCAGCTTTTTGTGTCATGCCTCCCGCAAGCCTTTTTACGTTGTTATTTAAGGCTGACATTCTTTTTTGTGCATTATCAATGCCATTGCTATAGTTAGACGTTGATCCCGCTGCATTCTCCAAGATACCGCCATACTCCTGCACCTTCTGTTTTAGAGACATAAAGGATGTATTCAGCCGGTTATTTGTATCCTCAAGCTTTTGCTGTTCAGCTTCCAGCTGGGCTGCTGCCTTCTGAGCGGCAGGTGTATCCGCCCCAGAAGTAAATGCACCGCCACTTTTTTCAAGATCTTCTTTTTCGGCCTTTGCGTACTCAAGGGTCTTTTTCAGCTGTTCAATTTCGTATTGCATGCCAGCATAAGCTTTGCTGTTCGTTTTGCCTCCGGTGTTTACAAATTTTTCCTGACGTTCAGTCAACGCCGCAAGCTTTTTTTCTGTTTCGTCAATTTGTTTTTGGATCGCTTTATACTCTTCCGTTGGAATCTTCTGGTTGTTAAACTCTTCAACTTTTTGCTTTAAAGCTTCAACCTTTTTTTCCTGAGCTGCATACTGAGCATTCAGCTTCGAGAAAGCATCCAGTTGCTTCTGAAGTGCGATCTTGGCTTTATCTCCTACATTACTGACTGTTTTGGCCATACGTTTGGCAGCCAGCTCTATGTCTTTGGATCCAGCCTTAAAGCCATCATCTGCTATGGTTGTATCGATAACTATTGTTCCATCTGCCTGCACGCTTACGCCTCCTTACAGCCATTTTTCAAGGTTCTCAATCTCTTTTTTCTGTTCTTCGCTCTGCACAGTTGGGAGTTTTACCAGATCGCTGTTTTCCCGCTCAAACTCTCTTTCCCATTTTTCCAGCTTTTTATGCTTAGCTTTTTTTTGACGTATGGACAGTACTTGTGAAAAAAGTCCGTCCTCAACCTCCATAAAAAAGCCCAGGAACGTCCACCAGTGTATGTATTTTTCAGCGCGCAATTCTTTTCCAGCCACTTTATTAACCGCTGGCATGATCATAGCCGCATCATACTGCCAGTCAATAAGCTTTTTCTGTGGCTTTTTCTTGTCCGAGTCTATTCCGCCATCAATAAAGGCAACGGCTTTTTTGCACGCTTCTTCGTAGCAGTGCACTGGGATTTTATCCGCGTCTATATACAAGATCTGGTACATAACTTCTTGCTTTTCATAGTCGCTTAAGTCTGGATCCGCACAGGCAATGAGGATATCCAGTACGGCGCGAAAATCCGACTGGATATCATACTCAATGCCATCGATATTTAGCGATTTCGGGAGATTATAACCTATCATTTTTTATACTTCTCTGTGTACTTCTTCACCTTTGCGCTGGTTTTACGGATTCGCACATCCAGTTCTTTTTCAATAAATGATGCCAGTACATTCATGACATACTCACATAAGAGAGTACCGTCTGGGCGTGGTGTGAAAGGATTTGCACCTGCAAAAAGATCCGCTGCAGCATGAGTATTTAGCAGATAATCAAACAGCTCTGATACCTTATCTGATGCCGCACACAATTTGTCCATGTCATTTCCTTCCGGAAGCTGAATATTTTCAAATTCTGCCGCAACCTTTTCATATCTTCTTACGATGTCCAAATCCGCAGGATTCCAGTAAAATCCGCCTGTCACATTTCCTTTGCTGTCAACAATATCGATCCACTCCCGGTTATCCAGTACCAACTGTTTTCCCATTTAAATCTCCTTTAACCTAAATCTGATGGTGTGAATGTTTTCTTGCTTACATCCCATGTACCTTTAACCCTGTTTCCAGCTTTGTACACAGTAAATGGAGTCTGTATGCCGGATGTATCGCCGCCTACACTGTTCGGGATTAAGTAAACATCTTCTCTATAAGCCCATACTGCAGTAGGTGCAGCATCCTCGGTTAATCCTGGCTTTAACAGCACATCAACCATAGTGGTCTTGCACTTATCGCCTGTGGCTCTTGTATTGGCCAGATCCATGATCTTGTTGCTGAGCGTATCGTCATATTCTTCGTAGTAAAAAGGATCTACATCTGACTGTACTTCATAGCCTGAATGCTGCACTGACTGTTCGCCTAAGATGTTTTTTGTAATCTCAACATCAGGGTTCAGCTCTTCATTGTACTCTTCCAGGTTTTTTCCGATTCTTACATAAGTCGGAGTTGATGTGCTAAAAGCTGCGTCAATGTAATGCGCCAAGTACTTACGTTCAATCATGTTATCATTTCCTTTCTATGGTTAAAATTCTATGTCATTTGTATACTGCACTGTTACTGGCAGTACCCAATCTTGTACTGAGTTTTCATTTGGCTCCAGGCCGTATGAGTTATCACGGGTAATTCGTTTTATAATCCGGCCTTCTGACAATGCTGGGAAAGTCGTGAGACGCGTTTGAGCGCCATCTAGTACTACCGGTTCATGGCACAGCCACTTCCCAAGGGTGTCAAGGAACTCTTGCGCGCTAAGCTTCAGCCTCTCTTTGTTTGATGCCGTCCGGTACACAACATAAAAAGGGTACTGGCACTTTTGATGTCTTCCACCGCATACGTCTTCAGTTTCGGCATACACCAGCGCACCGTTATCAGCCGAAAATGCTATTCCAGAGTCTTTGGCAAGCTCTTCAAATTTAATGACAGTGCCGTTCTTAAGACCCGGATACTGATTTAAAAGTGCTTTAACGGCACGTGTCAAAATCTCATATCCGCTGGCATCAATGCCAATTGGCTTACTATCCATGTTTTCCTCCTCCAGCTATGCGTTTAACGTCTTTGATCCATGTTTTTTGGTCCGCTTCTTTTGCAGCATCAAACCAGTGGTCTTGCGCTTTCGGATGAGCCTGATGCGTGTAAGATATGTTTTCCCGCGCATTTGTCTTTCCGGTGTACTCACTTACAAGTACCTTGCGCGCTCCACGCCTCGCCCAAGGTGATCCAGTCTTTTCGTCCACCATGACTTTACCCTCGTACAGGTATCTGCCTTGTGGGCCATAAGCAGCAAATACTTTTCCAGTTCCCTGTTCCGCAGCACTGGCGGCTCTGGTTGCGTTTATAAAGCTGCCAGTAATCATTGGCATAAAGGGTACCATGCTGTTCATGACAGCGCCGTCAAGATGGTATTGTGCCCGCCTGTATTGCACTTCAAAACGGTCATATCCTATCTTCATATGTACATCCCCATCAACAATGGAAAACCCCTTAAAATGTCGTGTCTTTGCGCTCATTTACTTACCTGTGATCTCAAAATGTGGAATAACAGTATACGGGCCACCTACACTGCTGACCTTATAAACATTATCCCTTTGGCTGTTCATGTACTGGTAAAATCCGTCAAGGTAATCATCATCCGTTACCGTTCCGCCCGTCCATTCTCCAAGCCAAAAAAAGTCATCTGGCCCAAATGTTAGGAGCTCTGGCAGGTCATCATTGACTTGTCTACTCCACTCTTTTGGTGCTAACCATAGCATAAAGCTGTCACCGCTTTGCCGTACCATCACATTGTCACCGTCCGGAATGTAAGATATATGCAGCACAGCATTGTCAGAGCTGTCGGGACCGTATTTTTTTAAGATAGCGCCATGATCCGTTATCAGATCAACGCCAGGAAGGACATGCGGATACCAGTACACCTTGCCGGTTGTCGAGGATTCATAGTAGTTAAAGACCGTCACTGTTTTGTCATACATAATATTTACCACCCTGATATAACGTTTCGTACTCTGTTCCATACGGCTTTCCCTTATCGCTCATACCACTTGCTGATCCGCGGCCACCCATTACTTATTTATGCTCTGCTTATATACCTGGTTCACTCCTGTGGCTGCCAGTCCATTGAACATTCCCACAGAAATCGCTGTAATGTAGTCCGATGCCGGGAAATCTGGAATAATTCCCATTCCGACTGCTCCGAGAATTCCGCCAATAACTGCCATGATTACCGGAATCCATTCATCAGAGATTTTTTTTGACGCTTTACAGCCCATTCCTATGATGTAGCAGATCATAACGATTGCTATACACGAGCCTAATGTTGAAATGTCCATCATTCAGATACCTCCTCATAAGTTTTTTCAAAAATATCTGGTTTGCACGGATATAATTCTCCGTTTACACCCTGGATAACATAATCGCCAATAGATACATGATGATTGCCTTCCAGAGTTTTGATATACAATTCTGGAGTATCAGATGGTTTCGCCCTTGGAATGATATAATACATTGTTCCTTCTTTAAAGGCTTTTACTGCCCAGTCCGGCACATAATACTTACCGTCCCTATCTTTCAAATCGCCATCATACTGAAATGCTTCAATTACAACTGGTTTCTTTCTAAATTTCATTGATATACCTCACGCAATTACATCAAATCATATTCGTTGAACACTTTAAAAATCTTCGGTGACTGAATAGCAAACCAGTCGACCATTTCTTCATTCACAGCCCAACTGTCAGCACTGTTTGAATTGGAATCAAGTCCAGATTCGAGCAGAAATGCATGAATGATTTCGTGTCTAACAACCTGCTTCTGATAGCCTTCAAGGTCTGCCTTTGCTCCAATCTGTCCCTGCGATGCCTCCATATCATCAACCACAATTTCCCGTGTTGATAAATCAATATAGCCATCTGCATTTGTCAGATTCGGATATTCTTTCTCGTTCCCGAACTTCATGCTCCATTCAGAGCCTAAGATATTAACCTTGAAATCCTGCATATAAAATCGGTATCCCTTCATCCGTCCTTACTCCCATCAGAAGCGGTAAAGCTATCTTTAAGAGTAAGTCGTTCGTTTTTTGTGCATCTCCGGCGGCGGCATATACTGCGCTCCATTCTTTAGCACTTGCCCCCATTTGCTGAGGAGTGGCGTAAGATTTAGACTCACTACCAGACGATACAGATGTAACTATTCCAGTAGCGGTACCTCCGCCAGGGATAGAAATTGATGTGCCGATTGCGGCTGATAGTGCATTTTTGTCAGCTATATCAATCTGATACAGTGCTTCTGCAACAGCACAGATCGCCTTTTTTATACGTTTCTGCTGCCGATCATCGGACGGTAATCCATCTGCCATCCGGTCAAATGTCAAGCCGTCAATAAAGTCACTTGCCCTCTCAGACATCCTCATAAAATCAGATTCCGGCACGACATTGCCGAAAAATGATTTTTGGTAAAACTCATAATCTACATATGCCATGCCGGAACCTCCTCATTACTGTGCGGTTACAGTCGTATGACCTGCGCTCAGCGCTTTATATGTGCTGTCGCACTCAACTACAGTGATAACCTGGCCGTTGGCCGCTGTGATATCGCTCTTGCCGTCCCATGCGCTCCAGTTTTTCACATTCTGTCCATACTCTACAGTGGTCTCAGAAGATGCCACTTTGTACTTATAGACGTTACCAGCGTTGCCCTTTTCCGGATTAACAGTAATCTTTGTGGTACCGCTGGATAATCCAGCTGTAGACTGTACAGTCAGATCGCCAAGAGTCTGAGATGCCCCAAATGTAATCACAGAAATAGCATCCAGATACTCAGCAAACAGCACCATACCCATGATTGCGAATGCCTCAGATACAGCAGTGCTGTAGTTGCCCTGAGTATGGAAGCCGATCAGATTGGTTTCGCCGGACACTGTATAGGAGAGCCCAGCACGTGCAAAGTCTGAATCGCTCGGATCAACATAGTAAAGAACAATGTTGTCTACCGGTGTAGCGATTACCTTGCCACGCGGGATATCGCTGTCGGACAGCAGGAACACAGTATTAAATCCCATAAAATCTTTCATATACTGGAATCCGAACTGGTTCTGAATAGTGATATTTGCAGCGCCAAGATACTCATATACATCAAGGATGTTTACAAAGCCTGCAATACCATTCGGAATGGAACGATGCATGTTTTTGAATTTATCCTCAACGCGGCCTTTTGCCATAGCAAGAGCCATCTGGAAAGTGTTCTCGGTAGAGGTAAGGGTACCGGTCTTAAGATAGGTGTAAAATCTTCCGGTTACATCCGTCTGGAGCTGGAAGAGGAACTCTTCATCTGTCATCTCCACAGCCACATCGTAGCCATAAGTCTTGATTGCCTCGATGGATACAGCCTTTGCGTACTTCTCCACATCCATTTCAGCATACTCTTTTTCTTTTACCTCGAATTTGGAGTACGGAATTTCCTCTCCCTCTGCGACCTTACCGCTCTGTAAAGTTCCGGTTGCATATTTGGATTTCAGAGTTGATCCCGGCTCTTTTTTTATCATTCTCAGCACACCAAGAATTTCGGATAAGTGCTCCCAGTTGCGTTCAAATCTGGTTACAAAATCTACCTCTCTCGCGCGTACCTGAATGTTTTCTGTTTTTATAAGATTTGCTTTTGCCATAAAAGTTAAGCCCTTTCTGCCCGTAATTTGGGCGCCAGTCAAATCACTGGATTAACAACGATCACTCAAACAGTGACATGTTGCTTGCAATTGCAGCCTGTCGTTCGCTTGTATCTTTGATGTCCATGATTTCTTTTTTGGTCATCTTTCCACCCGGATGATTATTGCGGGTTATCCCTGTTGTAAATCTCGCCTGGTTCTGCATAGCGGTCTGCTGATCTTCATCAACAAATGCAGACGCATCGTCTTTTTTCATCTGATCCAGCAGATCATTAAGCCCCAGTATCCTTCCATCCTTAAGCTTAAGACCGGCGTCTTTGATGTCTGCCATAACAGCCTTTTTAGCAGACTCGGAAGAGAATTTAACATCTTCCAGTGCAGATTTAAGAGCATCAGCAAAATCTCTTTCATAAATTTTATTGTTAAAATTTTTCTCTGCATCTGCTGCTTTTTGCTTCCATGTGTCGACCTCTGCCTTGACGTTCTCTGGATCAATGCCATCAAAGCTTTTGAGTGTAGCTTCTGCTGTCTCTGCCCGTTCCTTCCAACTGTCACGCTCACTTTCGACCTTTGACAGTGTTTTAGAAACTTCTCCGGCATTCTTGTAATGCTCAGACAATGCTTTTTTTACATCTGCCTTCTTATCTTCCGGGATGTCAATACCAAATGATTTGAGTGTTTCAATAAGTTTCTGCATATCATCCTCCTGGCCGTGTTTATTGACCTGCCGCCGCAGGTAATGGATTAAGCCCGATAGACCACGGGCGGGGTAACTCCGGCAGCCGGATTCGAACCAGCGCTATGAGAGTCAAAGTCTCATGCCTTAACCGCTTGGCAATGCCGAAAGCTGATAGCCGGACTTGAACCGACAACATATTGATTACAAGTCAATTGTTCTTCCATTGAACTATACCAGCAAAATGGACCGCCAGGGACTTGAACCCCGGACCACCCGGTTATGAGCCGGGCGCTCTGACCAGCTGAGCTAGCGGTCCTAAAATGCCTGGCATGATTACATACCAGGCATTTACAAGGGGAAAAGAAAAACTCTGCTTATAGCAGCGGAATCCTCGCTGCGGTCGTAAGCCGCATTAACAGCCTATCAGCTACGAGGTGAAAGGAGGAAATTCAAGGCCAGTCAAAGCACTTGAATTTTGATCTGGCAAGCGCACGCCGGAAATTTCATCCGCTTTTCAACCTCCAGGAATGGCCTGTTTATATTAAGGACGTGCGCGGGAGGTGTGTGATAAAACCATGAAAAGTAACCAATCCTCTTCACATCTACATTCTACCATTTATCTATAAGTACCTTGTCCACACATCTACAGCATATCTCTAAGCTTATCCACATAGCGCTTCACAAGATCGCGTTCTTCGCGGCATTCTGCGTCCTTTGACATATCACCGATTTCTGCCGTAAGCCCATCCAAGTGTTCCTCTAATGCGGCCAGCATTTTACGCTTACAGTCCTCTGATTTGCCGGATCGATAGCTCTGCTTTTGCGTCATGTAATCATCATAAGCATCTCGACCATCGCTCCGGCTGTAATGTCCACGCACATAATGCTCACCACGGCGCATATAGGATGATCCGCGGTCATAATCTGGCATTCGGCCATCAGAAGCGCTATAACGCCCCATGTTATCACGTCCGCGGCGCTCGCTGTAGTCACCTACACGCATCTGTTCCAAAACGGTCATATAATACTCGCCCTTTTTATCCCAATACTCTGTGTTTTTAATGTCTTTATACATATCAATCAGCTTAAAAGCCGTGTCCAGATTGCCGGAGGTGAGGCCTTTTTCAGCAATGTTAGATATCTCATCTTCAATACGTGCACATAAATCTTTAATATCTCTCATCATCCCACCTCCTTATGCTACCCGTGTTACCACAAGATTTGCATTTGCTACGGTGATAGCCTGGGTACTGGTATTCTCTACCGCAACATTAAAGCAGCATCCGCGCGGCACATCAATAAAGATTCCGGCAGATACGTTGTTAAACGCTTCTACCGCGGTCGGTGTGGAAATCATCTGGGACGATAAGACAGGCTCACCGCCGATTGCAATAGCAAGAGAAATTGCTTCCGCTGTTCCTCCAGTCGGCACTGCGATATTCGCAGAAAAGCTAACAAAATAGCGGGCCTTGCACTGATTAGTCATTCCTCTGAGGGTAACAATGCCGCTGCCTTCCCGGTGCTGCACGCATGCGGTTCCTTTTACAGCGGTGTTGGTATACACCACGTTTCCGTTTGCTGCCACTTCCTGAGCGGCAACAGCTAAATATTCAGCCATATTGTTTTCTCCTTTTTCATATCGCAAAAAGGCAGGTCTAAGCCTGCCGATTTGCGTAATACCGGCATTGCGCCGAACATCCAACCATATTGCCGATGTCAGGAATATGGTTGGAAGATACAGATATGATGTTGTTGTCAGCAGTTACAGCCCGTATTGCAGCCGTAATATACGTTCGGGTTCGGCACCTGGTATGCCGGAATCGGTGCCGGATTGATCGCATTAATGAGCTGCTGGGTCTGTGCTGCCATAGCGGTAGTAAGCAATGCACTCTGACGATCCTGAGATGCAGCACGTCTGAGATCATTGTTTTCAGCCTGGAGGGAAGAAATCTTCTCGTTGCACAGGTAGTCCAGAATAGCTCTGGTTCCTGCGTTCTGGCTGTCGATAATGTCTCTGGTGTTGTTGTTCATGGTGTTCTGGAGTGCACAGGTGTTCTGCGCCATGTTGTAATTTACGCCCTGGATTGCTTCCCGGGTCTCGCAGCAGCACTGAGCAAGCTGCGCCTGGAGTGCGTTAGTGTTCTGCATGTTGGCTACAGTGTCGGCGTTAATAGCCTGCTGGATGCCGAAGCCAGTCTGCATGACGTTTGTATTGATGCCGTTGAATCCGGTAAGCATACCGTTATTCATGGCATAGAAGCCATCACACAGGCCGCTGGACAGGCCGTCCAGTTTGCTGATAACTGCCTGGTTGTCAAAGCCACGCTGGATTGCGGAATCGGTGTATGCGCTTCCGGCTGCTCCACCTCCGCCGTTTCCCCAGCCATTGCCACCCCATCCGCAGAAAGCGAAAATGAATAAAACGATGAGCCACCAGACACCGTCTCCGCCAAACATTCCATCATTGTTCCGGTTGTTGGTTCCGGTAGCCGCCGCAATGTCGGCTAAGCTGTAAGTTCCATCCATATTGATATCTCCTTTGATTTATTTACATTCCCGGCCAGGATAATGTACTATTTCATGCCGCCCAGCATCCGTTGAAACTGCTGTGCCATCTGCTGAGCCTGATCAAGCTGCGCCTGTGATATTCTGCCAGACTGCAACATCTTTTGTACCTCAGCTTTTGGGTCTCCCTTAAAGTTTTGCTTAAACTGCGCAAACTGCTGCATCATCTGCATGGGGCCGTTGCCGCCCATCGGCATGCCGCCGAACATTTGGAATAATGGGTTACTCATCTGCTGCCGCACCTCCCTTTGATCTCCGGCTCTCTGGTTTGGCAGTAGAGCCGCCGCTTGCTGGAAACGAATTTATCTTGTCCAGAATCTCATTGTATTTGTCAAAAAGGTCCTGGTACTCTTTACGGGTAACATACATATCATTCATGGCAGCTTCCGGTTGTTTCTGTGGCATTCTGCCGTTTATTTCGTGATACTCAAATACGCGTAAAGGTTGCGGCATGCCGGATACATCCGTTGACTTGATGTAAAACCGCTCCGCTTCGCTGTCCATCAGCAGTACGCATGATCCGGGCGCAACAAGGTAAGACTTTGCCCCAGTCTCTCCCTGCACCCAGAGTATTCCTTGGTTATTTGTCGGTGCCATCGGCTGCGGGACGGGCTGATATTGGTTCATCTGCGCCATACGATCCTGATACGGCTGGTATGGCTGATACATGTTCGGATATGCTGCCATGTTCGATTTCCTCCAATTCTTCCAAAAAGATCAAAATATCGTGGTAATCGGTTTTTATAGGTATCTCTACCTCATCGTCATCGGAAAACATCTTCTTCACGCTTATATTTTGGCATAAAAAATAAGCCCCTGACAGTTCGTCAAAGGCTCAATAAAGTATCTATAAAGTTCCACATATGCGAATGATCTTTGAGTTTACCCGGCGGCTGATCCGCTTCGCGGTGGCAAGGCTCACATTCATGTTTTCTGCGCAGATCTCCATTGGCACGCCTGCGGCTCGGTATTCAAATAAAGCTCTTTCCTCTGGTGTAAAATTCGCAAGTTTCCGGAAGTGGTTTAGCTCCGGCACTGTAAAATCATACACTTTCAAGATGAGATCTATTACCCCTCACTTTCTATCGGCTCATATGGTAGAGCCAGACATCTATTATAAAGATCTTCGCCTGTTCCATTGCCTCCAAGTGTCTTGTATGGACGAAACATATACTCAAGATTGTCTCTGTCTTCCAGTGTACAGTACTTACGTTTTAAGTAAAACGTACACGCCTGATAGAGCCGATCATGGAGAAGTGCCAGAACTCCCGCATTAATAGCATTTGTTCTCGCGCGTTCCGTCTTCAGCTGTTTAGACAGTTTATGATATGCTCCCGAAAGTACTACTGATATAAGGCCAAACAGCCATGATACCCAGTGTGCTGTTATGTACAGTATAATCATTTCCATTGTATACTCCTTAGTTATGATTTTTCTCCCAGTAATATATAGGAATTTCTCCCCCGCTATCCCAGGTATCGTATATATGTCCGTCCTGCACACAAACAACATGGCCATCAATGCAAAGTATGTACGTCCCATGCTGATGCTCCGTGCAAAAATCAGCTACTGTATAGATGTTTTGGATATGATCGTCTATCATATGCCGTCGATATCCCTTTTCTTTTAGATATGCGCCCCATACGTAATTAGCACTTGGCATATCCGACAGCATACAAGCCTTTACCATGATGCCGGAGAAAACCGTTTCCCAGTCCTGCCCTGTTGCCTTACAGATGGCCCGGATAACGCAGTCACCTACGCGCTTACCGGCTGGATTCGGATTGTAATACTGCCACTCAACATCATATTTCATAGCATTATCCTTTCTTCAAATACGCATATCTTTTTGCCGCTCCTCGCGCCTTTGCCGCCTGTTCTCTTCCCCATTTGGCAATTCTGAGGCGGTCATCCAGTAGGCGTAAGTCATTGGCTTTGCAAAAATCATTGTACGCCCGGTTCTGCCTCTGTAAAAGATATGACTTTCGATCTAACTCCTCTTGTAGCTCTATCCTCAGTGCATCATCATTGCAGGTGTCTACAGCCGTTTGCAAGCCCATAACCATTTGCTTTGTCTTTCTGATTCTTCGCTCTAATGCTCGCTGCCTCTGCTCTAACTTTTCCAGCCTCACATTATCCTCTGTCTCTATATCCTTATACGGGTTGTTTACCCCGTCACCGGGTCCAAAGCTGTGGCGGCAGTTCCAGCCACTTAACCCTTCGCCTGTCCCGTATCCAGTCACAGAAAATGGCGGGTATCGTTTATCTTGTCCCGTCCGGCTGTAAAACTGTCCTTGCCACCACAGATGATTGCCTGGATTCTGCCCGCCGTCTCCCGTTCGTGCCCCAATATGTGCCGATACAAGGATTATATCCCACTCCTGTTCCTTCATGCGCTCCATAGATATATCACCGGCCGCCTGGGCGATTCCGGTGCGCACCGCTCGCGCCGTGGCCGTCTCAATCGTGTCTCTATGGCCTGTTGGGTATTTCACAGTTACGCCATTCTGAGCGATAATGTCAACCGCTTCTCTTACTGCCTGTGTGTATGATACAGCGCCGGTCATAACTTTATGATAAGCGTTATCGCACTCGCTTATAAAAAGGCTCTGCGCGGCTTCTGCGGTTGTCCTTGTCATGTTTGACCACTCACCTACAGTCGCTTCGTAATCTCTTTGCAAGATCCGCGTAATTACAGGAGATAGTTCCAATGCTTCCTCTGTAATCCCGGCCGAAGCATACACAGAGTTGTCATACTTAACCGCTTTTATCTCTGCCTCTTCCATCGCCTCGGCTATCTCTTTTTTCTGTAAGTGTGTGTGCTGTGCAATCTCCTGCATGATATCCTGTAAAAGATAACCAGCGTCTTGTAGCACCTGGATACGCCAGCGGTCTGAGGAAGTAAATAAATAGTCTTCTCCACGCCCCAAACGAATCATGACTGCTTCTATGAGTCGTCCAATGATATAATTATGCAGTGATGATGCTATAGCTTCACTGCCCTCTGCTACCCTTTTTAGATAATCTGGTGTCAGCATGGTCTTTCACCTACTCTTCATCAAACAGCCTTTTTTCATCTGGCTGGGCTTCCTCAACCATAGCCTTTGCGTCTCCTAAAGCTTTTACTGCCTCAGGTAATGTTTTATATGATCCAAAGTAATATCTCTTCTTGTTTCTTCTAATTTGCACCCTATACGCTCCCTCACTATAATAAATGCCCTTATATCCTGTCTTATTGTCTTTTCTTAGTCCCTGGTTTAGACATTGGGTTTCGTTGTCCGCCCAGCGGCAATTATCTGGTTCATAATTTCCATTTACGTCTATTCTGTCGATAGACAAGCCCTCTTTATATCCATTTTTTATAGCCCAGTCAAAGAACTTTTTCGGATCATTTAACCATTCCGTACAGATTTTTATTCCTCTTCCTCCATACTTTTCATAGTTTTTATTTTGGGGATTATTGCATCTCTGCTTCATTCCCTCAAAAACTTTTCCAAGTTTTGTACGAGAATATCCGTGGGTTTTCGCCGCCGATTCTTTTTCATAGTTATAACAGCCACAGCTTAAAGTACTTCCATTTCTTAAATCGCCATGCCTAACGATTGTGATATTTCCACAATCACATTTACATTTCCATCTCCGAATCATTTTGCCTGTTTTACTATAAATTGGTTCGGCTTCTTCCATAACTACAAGCTTTCCATATCTTTCACCTTCAAGATGTAATCTTATCTGATTTTTCATATCATGTTCTCCATTTGTACGTATGCACTTATTTACGTATATTGTAGCATATTTTATTCTTTACGTCTATACGTATTTATGGTATATTCATATTAAAGGAGGTGCCATAATGAGTAAAATTAAATTTACGACTACCATAGATGAAAATTTATTGGAACAAATTAAAATTCTTGCAATTAAAGAAAAGTGTTCCGTAGCATCTATTCTTGAAAAATTAATATCTGATTATTTAAAATCTTATTCAGAGGGAAAATAAATCCCTCTTTTTTATTCATCATCAAATAATCCTTTTGCTTGTGTATTTTCTGCTTCTTTTGTCATTGATACCGCCTCATCTTTCGTCATGCCCTCGAATTTTGTAAAGTATAACCACGCCGGGACCTTTCCTTGCATTACGTACTGCCACCAGCGGCTGCGATCTGCTTCGCGATCATAAAGGATATCCCCAAAGTCGTAGATGACATCATACGTCCCTACAGGTGATAGGCCGTACAGATCCGCGTACACATTAAGGGCATATACAGTATCATCAAGACACGCTTCCAGTTGATCACGCACATCCTTGATAAACTGGACAGTGCGCTGCTGGTCGGCTTCTACACCTGTTGCCGTCTGGATTCCGGAAGACTCATTAAAAACAAAGTACCCGTTTGCGAATCCGGCCTTGTATCCTATCTGACTTAACAAATGATTGATTCCCTTGATTCTGACATCTGTGTTAAGCTGTGGGTTGATTTCCTGATAAAATTCTTTCTGATCATTGCCAAACACGTTTTTTACATAATGTGGCAATCCCTTTGCATCAGCCGGGCCGCGGTGTTTTATACTCTTTCCGCTTTCGTAAAGCAGACGATCATCGGCCAGAATAATTTTTTGACTGTCAAATATCTCTCCCGCATTCCGGCTGTATGCTATGTCAAGGTCTTTCAGTTCTTCCACGGCTTCGCGGAATATCGGAAGCCCCAGTGGGGACGATATATCTACGTTGTTTGCCTGCGGCGTGCGGAAGATACCGAACATTGGCTTGTCCAGTGGCTCCCCGGATGCCTTAAGAATCGGCGGTGTGTCCTCCAACATATCGGCCCATTTGGTTTGCGTAAGCGGTATCGGGTCTCCCAGACTTTCCTCCGACTTAGAAACGTACGCTCGGTTGCTTACATAGTAAGGATAGATCGTCACACCATCCTGCACCGTCTCAACAAATCTGTGATATTCCAGACGGGTGTACCATTTCTTCCCGGACTGGTACGAATCCTTGAAGATAATGCCGCGCACAGCAAGATTGTCGTAATCAACAAGCAGCACGTCCGCCGGGGTAAATGCATCCAGGCTTGTGCCGTTTGGCTTTAAAAACACCGTACCATATGCACAGCCGTACTCCACCCAGTCTCGAAGCTTTGGATAAACTAAATCTATCTGCTGCTGTAGCCATTCCGCCCGGTCACTGCCTTCCAGGTGTATACCAATTCCAAGAGTTACTAGGCGGGCTGTCTCAGAGCAAAGAGCCTTTGCAAAATTGATAGTCTTAATACCCTCATCATCGTCCAACCACTCCGGCTGACCGTGGTATATCTTCGCACACTGATCTATAGCTTTTTCCATCTCTGGAGATACGATGGATTCCACATCAAAGTCGTTCTCTGCCTGCCGTTTAAAAATCATGTTAAACCACCTTTTTATCGTTGATAATATTCCCACTATGCACTATTCCCCCGTCTCTCCCACAGCGATTCCGTAGCGTAACGGGTCGCATCAATGAGATGGTTATTTTTGTCTGGATATCCGCTTATGACGTTGCCGTCCTTATCCCGCTCGTACTCATACTCTTTAAATTCGTTGCAAGCGTTAGGCGTTCTGTTCGGGTCCATGACAAATTTTTTCCCTTGTAACCACTTCATTGAGTACTCAATGCTGCCAGGTCCTTTATGTGCTGCTCTGGCTGGTAGCCCTGAATCTCTGTAATCCTCAACAGATTTTGGCTCTGCACTATCGCATGTTATAACATAGTCATCATATTTGCGCCGTTTGATTTCGGCGGCTGTCCAGCTGTTCTTTTTCTTGTTTTCATAAATCTCGTCTATGAAATATATGGTTTCGCGCGCCGAATCGTAATATATCCTTACAAAAGCATATTTATCTGGGTACCATCCCCAGTCAACACCTTGATATATGCGATCCATGATTTTGATTTCTTCATCTGTGATAGTGCGCTCTTCGATAAATTCGAAGACGTTGCCGCCGTTTCCGTTCGCTTCACCCATATACTCATTTTCATATGCGCTTGGATTGACCTCTTTTAGATGTTCTGCATCGTTAAGAAATTCCTCTCCCAGCCAGTCATCAGGGACATCTTTGTATGTGCTTCGCATAACAACGGCGCTCGCGTTTTTAAACTCTGCCTCTACAGTATACTTATTGGCCCAGTTGATCTTGCTTCTCGGTGGGTTAAATGATTTAAACTTATATGCTTTGTCGCCGCCACGTATAGCAGACTGCTGGATACTTCTAACTTCTTCCGGTCCGGCAAACTGGTCTAATTCCTCGAACCACACAATACCGATATATCCGAACTTCGGCTTAATTGATTTTATTTTAATCGGATCATCCGCGCCTCGGAAATAGATTTTCTGTCCGGTTGGCTTATACGTAATCTCAAAAGGCGATTGTTTGAATTTAAACTCTGCATCAATGCCAAGCTTTGAGATCGCCCATTGTAGCTGCGCATATACAGAATCTTTTATGGTGTTTCCGACTTTTCGCAGCACAAGCGCATGCATATCAGGATGTTTTTTTATCAGCTCCGGGATAATACATGATATGCAAGACGATTTCGAGGATCCTCGCCCGCCTGGAAGCACATACTCCGTATGCATGCCGCGCCGGATGTCGCGAATCATCGGGTGGAATACATCCGCCACCACATCAAGATCGATGTGATATTCTTTTGCTGCTTTGGCTTCATCTTCTGCCTTCTGCTGTGCTTCTTTTTCCTCTTTTACGGCTATAGCTTTCTCCAAGTCAGACATGGCCTTTAGCTGTTCGGAAAAAGCCGGAGCGAAGCCGAATGAATCTTTTACTTCCCCCCGTGCAATCATGGCACGGCGCTTCTGGATGTCAGCAAGAGACATGGTGTCAGTACCGTTGAGCTTATCCAGTTGATCTTGCTTCTCGGCTATATAGGCTGATACATCAGCATTTTTCAGCAGTCTGTATCCTTCTGCCTCAGGCTTCCTATATCCAGCTTTTCTCGCCGCATCAGTCGCATTCCCGCCATTTTCTATGAAATTTTTTGCGAACGCTTCCCGCTTTGGCGTAAGCCTCATTTACTCACCGTCCTGTCACTACTTCCAACCCTCTAGCGCTTCCCACATTTCTTTCAATACCATAACCGCATCCACCTGTGATGCCGTCCTGATGATTTCATAGTCCTTTGTCTTCCACTTGTCCCGCACATATTGCAGCGTAGGTGTGCTCACGCTGTACATAGTTATCATCCGGTTCTGATCCGCGCTGTAAAACTGGCTTGTGCCTATCTTTGTTACAAACCGCTTTGTGAGCAACGCTCTTTGCAGCTTTCTTTGTATCTGGTTAAGGTTCATACTATCACCCTATTTTCATTTTATTCCAGTGCTAAACAAGGCGTATCACCGTTTTTGCGATGATGCGCCTTGTTGATTACCGTCTTGTTTAAATAGAAATTTATGCAAATCTCAACTGCCCATCTATATCTTCTTCCAAGCGGTCTGTCCGGCAATTCGGCAATCGCTTAGCAACACACAGCTCTTTCAGATTCGCCCTCACCAGTGCCGTAGGTATCGGCGGACAAACTGCATTCCCACAGCGTCGCACCTGTTCGGCCCGGGGATATGCCTTTCCTTCGCAGTCTCGGTCAATTATGTAGTCTGCCGGAAATCCTTGGCACCCATACAACTCCTTCGGCTCCAGCATCCGCAGACCAATATCAACAATCTGGTATTCAGTGCCGTATATAGTTACAAGACCGAATCTATCCTGCGCTGTGATCGTATCAAGCGGCTCTTTTATATCCTGTCCGGTGCCTGATCCATAATACTTTGTCAAAAATGCTCTTACCTCTCCAAAATGTCCATCTCCAGCAGTAATCGTATGCAAAGGTTCCCGCATATCCTGTCCTGTTCCGCTTTTGTAAAACTTGCTGATAAAGGATGTCACAAGACCATAACGATTCGAGCTGTCCACTGTCATGATCGGATCTTCAATGCCCTGCCCGCGGACTTCATCTTTTGTTGTTTCTGAATGGTATTGAATCAGAATCGGCATTTTTATGTCTTCTGATTCGTCCTCGATGATGAACGGATCTGGATTATCCAGCACGAACTTTTTCACCCCTCTCGCGATTCGATCCATCGTCTTTCTGGCAAGTGGGCGCACCGCGCGGATTCCGTATTTCTTTTTGATTTCTTCAGATGTGTCAAAAATACTAGGGCACGGAAGCGAAAAGTCAAGCTGCGTATATGCTCCCACATATGGTAAACGCAATCCTGCGTTCACCTCTGCACAGTCCGCCGGTCCGTGTGTAGGCTTCGGCCATACAATCTCTTTCCCGTCGCATCTTGCGATCAGAAAGAATCGTTTCCGCATGGTCGGCGCACCGTAGTCCGCTGCAATCAGCTCTCGGTACTGCACTTCATAGCCCAAATCCATAAGCTGCTGCACGAACTTATCAAATGTCTTTCCCTGTTTGCTCTTGATTGGATGATGCCCGCGGTTTAATGGTCCCCACGTTTTAAACTCTTCTACGTTTTCCAGCATAATAACTCTCGGCCGAACCAGCCCGGCCCAGCGACAGGCAACCCACGCAAGTCCACGAATAAACTTGTCCTTCGGCTTGCCACCTTTTGCCTTACTAAAATGTTTGCAATCCGGCGAGAACCATGCCAGCCCAACCGGATGCCCTTTACAAGCCTTTACCGGATCCACCTGCCACACATCCTCGCAGTAATGCTCCGTGTACGGATGATTGGCTTTGTGCATCTTAATAGCTTCCTGATCGTGGTTGATGGCAATGTCTACGCAACATCCCGTTGCATCTTCAATTCCGGTGCTTGCCCCGCCGCCTCCTGCAAAATTGTCCACAATAAGTTCTCCGTTAATCATAATTGCTCCTTAGATCTGCACCATTTCCCGGACATTTCTCAACGTCTCCGGTGTAGACTGCGCATAATACATGCTTGTTACCGCCGGGCTTGCATGTCCTAGAATTTCTTGGATGATACCGATATCAACCTTTCTATTTTTTAAATTCATTCCAAGCGTTTTCCTCATTTTATGAGGATATACCGCGCTTTTCACATCCGCTCTCTTTCCAATATCTTTAATTATGACTCTTAAACCGCATACGCTCATTTTATTGTATGGTGCCCTGGTCTGTGGAAACATGTACGGGCTGCTGTCCGTTCTGCTTTCAAGATATTCATTGTAATAGTGCCTTGCATCATCATCAAGGTATAATGTGCGGTATCTACCGCCCTTCTCCCCTTTGATGAGTATATCTCCCGTTTCTGTATTGATCTGGTCGATTCTGATCTCTGAGATTTCTCCAACCCGCGCTCCGGTGCTGCGGAATACCTCAATGATCGCACGCTCTCTTTTTGTGCGGCAAGCGTCACGCATCTGGATAATCTCCGACCGGCTAAAGTAATCAATTGGCTTTAGCGCAATCTTTTTCGCTTCCGTTGCTTCCACAGGATTTTCATCAATGAGTTTTGATTTTCGCATCCATGTGTAAAAAGCCGAAAGGAATCGGCGCTCGTTATTGTATGTGCTGTCCTGTACCTTTTCACTTTTTGTTCCTGGGCGTTTCTCGTACTGTGCCAAATACCACTCCACATCAAATGTATCTACACTGTCCAACGACTTCCCCATCATGTCAGATAACCTTTTTACAGATCGGATATATCCGCTGATTGTCGCAGGACTGAGCCCGCGCTTTTTGATCTTGAAAAGTTCCAGTAAATAGCGGTTTCTTTTTTCTACATCTGTTTTCCACTCTGCTGGAAGAGATGTTATTTCCTGCAAATTTACCTTCGTAAGCTCACTCGATACTACACTATCCAGGATTGCAAGTGTGTCCGAATCAGAAATGTAAATTGACATTGCAACAACGATGTTATCAACGATTTCTCTTTTGGTATTATGGCCCATAGTAATCCTCCCTCTTGCAGAATCTGCAAAGGTCTGATACAATGGACCTAAGCAGATCAGGTAAGTGGCGGTAACATCTTGGCGGGTGTCCACCACTTATTTTTTTGTGTCATTGTCTAGCTCCCTTTATACATGTTTATATTTCCAAAAGCCAAAAAGCTTAAGTCTGTGGTAAAATTCTGCTTTTACTTTCCTCCGGTATCCATAAAAGTCATCTGCCTTTGCCGGAATATCTCTCCCGCGCCGGATCAACGTATAATATCCATCTCCGGTCACCAGACTATCATATGTCTGGATTTCAAGCCCTGGCGCTTTTGATATCGCACAGCCAAATAGTATGATTTTTATCTCAGGATCCGAGCTCCTGCAATATAGGTCAAGTTGTGATTCGTCCTCTTTTGGCACGTTATAGTCAGATAACTTAGCCTCTCTTGTTCTCATCTAATCTCCTTCTTCTTTTTTTGCTGTCAGATATATCGTAGACAAATTATAGCCACTCCGTTTGAGGCGTTTTACAATCTCGTCCCAGTCTTTTAACAAACTTCTCTTTGCTCTGTCTTTTACTGGTTTTTCTTCTTTTTTCTTGCTTACAAGCTTCGAGCATCCCCAGCAGATCCTATAGTAGCCACCTCTAGCTTTTTTTTGCCCGTTACACCAACCTGTCCCGTTGTCGTAGTAGCATGACATTCTTTTCCCCTTTCCGCAGCTATCCGGCGCATGGCTGCTATTACGTATTCCATGCCCGGGTTTGTTTTTTTCCACATGGCTATATCTCCGCTAAATTTCAGTTTTCTGTTTTATCAGCATCAATATATGGATCCACTTTATATACATCGCCCTCAAAATTCCACATTTGAATTTCTTTGCAAACAGCACCACACTTTCGGCACTTCACTAGATCTATCCACATCTGATCTACCTGATGTATTTCATCAATCCATTCTATTTCGGCCGGTTTCTCACTAATAGATTTTATAATGATGCTTCCACACTTTCCGCATGTCATACAGCGTATTTTCCCTTTTCCGTATCGAATAAGATTATACGCTGCGTATAAGCGATCTTTTAAATTTGGATATTTTCGTCCCATAATTTCTCCTAAATCTTAACTTTCAGTTAATACATTGTTTCTATATCCTTATCTGCAGGAAACTGGAACACGCAATTTTTATTATAAAATCCATTTTCAAATTCTACACTTTCTCTTAACCACGACTTTCTCAACATTTCCATAGCCTTAAGAGCTCTTTCTTTTGTAGAATACTGCCCTAATGTTGTAACTTCTTTATCTCCAGATAACTGTATTGATACAGCACTTTTGTTTATTGGGTTAAGAAAAATCACGCTTTTATCATACGGATAATCCAGACGCCCATCCTGTGAAACTACTCTCATATTTCCCTCCACTAAATCTTAACTTTCAGTTATGCAATCATAAAGAAATGCTTCCAAAGAATCGGATGCCTTTTTATTTTCTCAGCCAATCGCAATGCCACTTCGGCGTTTACATTTTCCCAATTTCCAACGTCAATGACATATCCATTTTCAGATATTACTATATCTTGAATAAATATCGAGAAATCGGAACCGTCAAGCCACCCTTGCTGATATGCTTTATTAAGTATTGCTTTTCCTTGTTCTGTCATTTTATATACCTCCTCCAAATCTTAATTTACTTTTAGTTCTTCACACATATATTTGAGGTCATTGTAATATCTTTCTTCGTCACCAAGCAAATCAGCAATTATTTCCAAAAATACTTTTTCTGCATCTTCCCAACTATTGATATTGTCATCATCTAGCTCTTGAATACCTCTATCAAGAAATTGATACCCATAAACTGCTTTCATTTCATCATCACATATCACAAATAAAGTAGCAATTCTATCTGTGTCATATGCGTACAATACCTTCTGCGTAATCCATGTTTCTTTTTCAGGGGTTACTTCTATTAATTTCATTCTTCTTTCTCCCAATCTTAATTTCTATCTATATCATTGATTCTTCTTGTCTTTACCTGTCTAACAGTTTCAGGATTAACTTCGTGCATTATAATCAATCTTCCTATTTCTCCTTTGACTGTAACAGCATTAGATATTGGGTGGATATATGTTTTCCCCTTAGAATGAATTAGGTCTCCTTCTACCCAGACTTCATTGAACTCTCTTCCACTATTTTTCACAGTTAATGCTCTAAATTTAACCATGCTACCTCCAACTCTTAATTTCCTCGTAATACCTCTTTTTTGCTTCGCTCAGGATTACCATGTCCATATTTAATCAATATCGCCAGAATAATCTTCATTCCACAAGGCTTCAAAGTTTTCAATCGTCCTTTTGACTGCATTCTCATAAGTCTCTGCTTCTTCATCAGACAAGCTTCGATTCGCAATCTCCGGCGGTTCAAGTCGAACTATTCCGTATTTTTCACGGATCATTGCTCTTGTCATAAGCCACCACCTTCCCAACTCTTAACTTACCAATCAAATCTTGCCATGTTCATAAACTCAAGTGGCATGGAACCACCAAAGAGATCATTAGCACCGTCGATAATGTCTGAATCTACTCCGTCCGCTTCCAGCTGATCGTCAAACATTGCATCATTGCAGATAGATCCATACGGTGTTCTCGAATGTTTCCTGCTATATTTCTTTCCGTTACGTAATTCCAAGGTTTCCGTACAACTGCTTTCTGTAGCCTCGATTGTATATCTCATGTATTCATCCTCCATCAAATCTTAATACAATCCAATAATGCAATAGCCTTTCATCAACCCGTACTCTGTAGCATTTCGCATCACATATCGAACCAAAAAACCGGTTTCTCTTCCGGTATATGCGCTTCCGTCCCACTCTTGCAATACAAGAAAATCACCAACTTGAATATCGTCTTCATCTTTTCTCAGCTCAAAGGATTTATCTCCGCTGATCACCGCATCATAATATTTAGGCAAAATTTTCTTTCTCACCATTTTGTGCATCGTCATTCATCTCCAAAATCTTAACTTTCAGTTCTTCTATGGCTTTTTTATATTTCTGTACTATCTTATTGAAAAACTCAGCCATTGTTACAAGAGCTTTCTTCTTTGCTTCATTCATATCTTCCGTTTTCAAAGGTACGTTGCTAATATTCAATTCATAGCATGATAACAGCCATTCATTGCCATAATCTATATGTTTATGAACCCTAAACTTAATTCCATTAGCCTCATTTTCTAATACACGTATTTCTCTTTTTACGTCGTTTCGACTATACGTAGTAATATCTTTATACATCTTTCCCTCCACTAAATCTTAATTGTTTTATAATAACTTCCAAACCAAACATGTACGGGAGGATTTTTAGCTCCAGGCATTAAAGAACCACTTATCATTTCCATAACCTGTCCTGAATCATTCCACCCATTTAATTCCATTTCTATTTTATGTTCCATCTTTTCTTCTTCTGAATCATAATGGTACTGTTCTATAAGTTCTGTGTATTTGCCTACACAGTTATCTCCATCCCATATAAATTTTGTTGTATTATCTTTCATTTTAATTCTTTTCACATAACCATCTCCATTCTGCCTTGAAAGCAATTTTTCAACCTACTCATTTATCGACAACCATAAATTTGTGCCTTCATATTTTCTTATGATTTTCAATAAATCGTTTTCAATTTCAGACAATCTTAATTTACACATTTACACCGTGATCTTTCAAAGCCTGTGTCCAAGTTTCTTTTATCTCCTTCGGGCAATGCGCCATAGCATCTGACCATGTAGGCCAACGCCCGTGCTGATCATAGAATTTATACTGATATGCAAGGCTATCCCGATTGTGCGGCTGCTCCGGGTCATGCTTTACTGCACATTCCGGACAAGTTCCATCCTGTGTTTTACCAAGCAGTGCCATTCCATATATTTTTTTCAAATATCCCATATCTCTTCTTTCTCCTAAGATTTTAAAACTCAGTTACTCCATCCGGGCCTTCCAGATCTGCAGTATTGTCTTCGTACTCGCACCTGGAGATGAGGGTTATATTTTCCACCGGGACCTTGCAGGTTTTCGCAAATCCAGCCTTCCACTCTTCTGCCATCACCGGAAGATTCACGCTTCCTAAATTTTCTGTGTCAAAATCAAACGCCATCATCGCATAACCTGTGCTTTCCGGTCCACCGTATAAGTCAGCCCCTACGATCTCGTAATACAAACTTAATGTTACTTGTACTGTATTCATCTTCGCTCTCCCAATCTTAATATTGCGTCTTTATTATTTTCTCTTGTTACTCTACACCGCCTCTTCGCACAATCTCGATTGCATCATTCAATACTTCAACAGCCATTCTATGCTGAAATTCTTCTGCTGGCGTTCCGTTTTTCTTTTCGTATTCAATACAATACTCATGCGTCTGTATCTTCTTTTCTAACTGTGCCACAACCTCATCCACATCGTAGGCAGTCGGTTGTTCTAGGATTCTATGCAATGCAAAATTAAACAAAGCTGTATCCATAGCATCTTTCGTATTCCATTCTTGCAGCCTTTTTATCATTTCTTCTGCATCAATCAGCCTCATAAAACACCTTCTTAATTGCAATAATCCAAAAACGCCTTAATCGTCTCGGCAGCACCATATGTTGCCTCACATCTTAGCCCTTTCTTCATTTTTTCACTTCCTCTGCATAATCTGGACACTCTACTGCATATTCGTAAGCATCTATATAGTCACACTGAAACCCGCAAGTGTCATTTGAAGGGCACTCTAGGCAACAGTACTGTGATCCGAATGTACATTCCCTTTTACACATACTGTTCCTCACTTCATAAAATCCGGCATTGCCTGCTGGCCGTCTGGTTCGGTTACTGTTTCCGGTTCTTCTGGTTCAAAATCAACCATATTGGCATTGGCTGCAATTTCTTTTTGAGCCTGCATCTGCATTTCTTCCACTGGATATTCCTTAAAGTCGTTGTCCTGCATTTCCTCTTTTGTATACAGTCCCATAGTCAGTTCTGGGCAATTAAGGCTAGAAAAGAAAGATGCAGCTCTGTAACGAAGCATCAGCTGTGGCATGGTTTTCCATTTACTCCCATTTTTAGAAAGCCAGCCTTCATCTTTTGCCATATCCATATCAACAGTCATACCTTCAACTCGTCTGCCGTTCTTCATTGTCCATGCCATGCAAGAAAATGGCTTTCCGTCCTTGCCCTTCGTTTCCTCAAACTGCAATTCCATGTCAAATTTTCCAGAATTGTTAATAGCTGCAATCAAGAATTTAGAACTCCATGACGGTCTTCCCTGGATAACATAAAGATTCTGCATAACCATAAGCGGACTAACCTTAAGCCGATTGGCCTGCTCTATTGCAATTAAACAGTTTGCATCATTTCTCTGAAATGTAGCCGGAACAATTGTAGAACTCGAAAGCGCTTTAGCCATTTGCATAGCCATAATGAAGTTATCTGACGTTCCAAAAATTCCAAGGCTGTAGTCTGTCACCTTGTTTCTTGCCTGAACTGCCTCTTTCTTCTCCTCTTGGTGCTTCCTTGTGGTCCCTCCTTTTGGGGCGGGTTTTTGGAGGACTATGATAGGTTCCCGCCCCAGGTTAATGGTCAAAGAGTATATCGTGACATATAAACCGACCGCAAGTTTTTTATCTATGTATCATCCCCGTTTGGGATCGGGGTGGATACCTTTTTTATAGCTTTATGCGTCCGTCTGCTTGGATCTGGGCATAAAGCCGTGCCGTCATATGCTGGTCTCCTGAAGCTTTCGCTCATAGGAGATGGGTATTTTTCTAAATCGGCCAGCTCGGCCATTTTCTTTTTTACACTTTTTTCATGGTATGTAACTTTATCCTTGTGACTTATCATTATCCATCCACTCTTTTACTTTATCCTGCATTATGCTGTTATAGTCTGTATCGCGCTGATCGTAGTTAAAAAATGCATTCTGTTTTTTAGGCTGGCTTTTCCCAGCCTTTGCCGATTTATCTTGCTCTCTCGCAAACCAGCTGTTCAAAAAACGTGGTGCACCTTTCCGTGTTTTTCGGCGTGTAAGGTTCGAATCACACCACCCGATGATCTTGTTAAGCTCTTGCCTACAATCAACACCCGGGTACAGCTTTTGCATCTTATCAAGCGCAGTTTCTGTTACTTCGTATAATGTTCCATCATTAAGCTTAAATGCTCCAACTACAGGCCCGTTTTCTTCTTCCGGAATATCTTCCGCCGGTCTCCCACCTTTTGCTCCATTGGCCTTTCGCTTGATATTGGCATCGATTTGAGGCTTAGCCATCTCGTATATGGACATATACAGCTCTCCAGTGTCTTCCGGTTCTTCTCCTTTCAACCCATAATCAATAATTGCCCATAGAGCTTTAAGCTGTTGGTTTTCTGGTAGCCGCTTGATAGCTTTCGAAAAACTGCTGTAAAAAATCAAGCTATCTCTCATTTCGCCCAGCCTCCCACTCCCGGTAAATTTTTATCCAGTCGGAAAGCCGCATGGTCACAAGCCATTCGCAGCGATCCCGCCTGTGGAATACCGCCGGGAGGTGTCTGGGAAGCGCATCATGCACTGCCTGTGCTACCGCATCCAGAAGATTGAGTTTCTCAACCCTCTTGCACTCAACGTGGATACCTGGAAGTCCAATCACATCAGCATTACCTGCTGCGCCGCAGTATTGCTGCCCTCTTCTGGCATCGTATCCGTACTCCCGGAACACTCCGGCGAGCTCCCTTTCTCCGCGTTTTCCCTTTTCTCTCTGTGTCTTACCCATCACAACAACCTCCAAACAATGATAGCTGCTCATATTTCTCTTTATCAGGTGGCTTCATGTTCCTCGCGAAACGCTTAGCACCTCTTTCTGCCGTCTTTATGCTTCTGCATCTTCTATCCTGTGTCTCAATCCATCGGACCGCTTCACGCCGTCCCTGTGCATCTGTACGTGGGATATAATAGCCCAGTCCGTTGTCTGCTGTGAGAATTGGTCGATCATACCGCAGTATCTCAATCGCTTTCCGCACCGCCCTGTCTGGCAAGCCAGTTACCCGGCATAATTCCCTACGGCTTGTAGCGTTTTCCTTACCTACGCCAATCGCATTATATACAGTTGCTGTTGCAGCAGATGTTAATCTAAAATCCATAGCTTTCCTTTCTTCTTGCCTGCATATCATAAATATGATTTGCCAAACTCCTGCCGGAAGTCATCACGGCTCCCGTAATGCTCCTCGTAGTATGTCTGGGCCATCTGTTTCAATTTCCGGTCAATCTGTAAATTTTCATCAGACCGGACAAACCCCGCCCCATTTGAGTGTAGGTCTGGCCGCAGCGGTATCACAAACCCTCTTTCTTCGGATTTCTTCTTAAACCCCTGTCGGCTCTCAAAGATATGGTGCCGCTCTACCGCAGATGAGCCGGTAAAGTAGCAGTGGTCCATATCGTCAGTAAAAACGCTCCAAAGTCTCTTAGCCATCTTCCCTCCGGTTCTGATCGTAAAGCTGCTTCATCCGTTCCAGTTCTTCCGGTGTGGCTGTCTCAATGCCAAGTACCTTACACTCGTAAATCAGGCCATCCAGAAGGTGCGACATCTCAGCGGTGTCGTAGCGGCTGGAACCCATCAGAACAACGTATGTACGGTAGTTGATTCCGTCATTCCCTTCGACCACCTGTGATGTTGGGCGGAGGTGAAACACCGTTCTTTCCATGACATCGTTTTCGGCTTCTTCCGTGTCCGGGATTCGTACATAGCACCTGGAACCGTCCACAAGTTCCACTTGACCGTATTCCCTCAACATGATGTTATGCGCCCGTGGTTTTGATATGCGGAGGTCTTCGGCGAGTTTTGAAAGTAGTACCCAATAGTATGCGTTGCTGTCAAGGCTTCTTTTTTCTCTCCAGTGCGCCGCCTTAATCCGCAGCGGCTTATCCGCAATGCCGTCAATCTGGCCGGATACATCGTCCTCAATCTCAAATGTCAGGCGGAACTTACCGGATACCCAGTCTTTGGCGGCATTTATCAGTTTTCCCTTGCACTCCATAGGCTACCTCGCAGGTGTGTTCCAGGGCAGTCCATCTCCGGTATCATCCGGTGGCACTGTATTCTGCTCTGCCTTGTTTTGTGCTGCCGATGGCGTTTTTTCAAATGCTTCCATTGCTGTCTCAAACTGCTGCACCGTAAGCTCTTCTAGTGACCGTGCGCCGATTGCCTTAAGTATCGCACTCTTTGATTTGCCGATTCTTTTGCACTCATCTGCAAACATTTTTCGCTGTTCCGCTGTTGCATATACAGGCTTACTCGGCGGCATAGTCTCAGCGTCCGGATCTTTCATTTCTTCTGTTGGAATGCAAAATGTTTGGAAGCAGGCGTATTTAAAAGCCACGCTCATAGCCTTATTTGTGGCTTTATCTCCACTGTCCATGCCTTCGCCAATCACGATTGCAGAAACTGAAGATCCATCTTCTGCATAAAAGGTATATTTCACAGTGCAGATGGAGTAGATCAGGTTTCCACCCTTTGCTGTTTGACGTTCTTCACGTCTCTGTTCCAATATCTCCGGCACAACAAATAATCTGTGTTTTATCAGCGCTGGATTGATCGCATTCATGACAGCATCAATACCGCGATACATGAAGCGTTGCTGTTCATTTCGGCTATTCTTTCCAACCGCTCCGATTTCAGCCATGACGGCATTTATCGTCTCATAAATATTTTTCTTCTTCTCCTCCATACTCTCGCCTACTTAATCTGGAGATTCTGCCTTGCAACCAGCCGTGCCCCTTTGACTTCTGTGCCACTTCTCAAGAGCTTCTTAAGTGCTGTCTTATCCACTACCGGATCAGCAATCTTGATACAGGATTGCGGCAAGGCGTTGACATCACCAACAAATTCAACAGCTTCTGACTTTCTCCATGATGCTGATACGCGCTCTGTCTGGAACTTCTGCCCATTCAGCACCCCACTGACATACTTTTTAAGGCTTTCGGCTTTCGCTTCCGCTCTTGCTTGTCGATCTGCAAAGGCCATTTTTTCTTTTTTCAGTGCCTCTGCATCCGACTGCAAATTTTTAATCCATAAAAGGATATTTTCTATTTTCTCATTAAGATCGCACTGTAAGCTATCAATGGCCGCATACGCTTCTGTATCAACAATCTCTCCTGTCTCTGGATCCAAAGCATTTTCAAATGCATTCATAATGTCCGCGTTGATCTGGTATAAATTCACGTTCACATTCCTCCATTACGTTCTGTCTGTTTTTTCTTTGTTTTGCCCTCTCTCTGCATTTACAGCACTCGTCTGCTTCGCAGCTATCACACCGGCTGTTCATTTTCTTCACCCTCAAGCAAAGCAATCATCACATCATCATCTACTATAGTCCCCGATTTGGCTTTTAAATATGCCAGCGTTGCACTTACTCGTCCTTTTAATAAGACCAGCTCTGTAAACTCCTCATACGGGATTTCAATCTTTTTTTTCTCTTCCATCTTGCATTCCTCCTACACACCTGCTAAACTGTAGTTGTAATTTTTTTGTTAAACGGCCGTTCAGCTCTGTCAAGCTTGCGGCCTTTTTCTTTGGCTTGGCATACCCAGTGTACTTACTGCCTCCGCATAACTCGGCCGCTCTGTTCGTGCCGTTTGCCCTCCTACTCATGATTTCCTCCTTTTGGGTTAGATTGCATGTACCCACATAAATACCGCAAACACAGCGATCACAAATCCAAAGCTTGCACATCCGACAACAAACACGGTTGTCAAAATGTCAAATGCCATACCAAGCAAATCAAGCACCTTAAAAAACTTTTTCTCCTGTCTTGGAGCCTCTTCTTTTTCGCTTCTTACTGCCACATAACCAGGCATCTTGCCATTTTTCTCACTGACAAACGTAAGTCTTGCCATTTTTCTTTACCCCCTTATAGGCCACAGCAAGTTAGATACAAACCTCTTTTGGTTCTTCATTTTATTCCTCGTCTTTGCTTTTATGCACAACCATTTCAAATTTTCCGCCATCTGGAATCATGATTTTTATAACCGGATAATTTTTAAAGTCTCGTGCAGTTGAGCTGTCCCACATCTCGCCGACCTGTGAGCTGCCCCACATCTTGCCGACCTGTGAGCTGCCCCACATCTCGCCGACCTGTGAGCTGCCACACATCTCGCCGACCTGTGAGCTGTCACACATCTCGCCGACCTGTGAGCTGTCACACATCACGCCGACCTGTGAGCTGTCACACATCACGCCGACCTGTGAGCTGTCACACATCTCGCCGACCTGTGAGCTGTCACACATCTCGCCGACCTGTGAGCTGTCCAACATCACGCCGACCTGTGAGCTGCCCCACATCTTGCCGACCTGTGAGCTGCCCCACATCTC